TACCGAATGCGAGTTCAACGAAATCCATGCAGTCATGTCCGAGCTGAAGCTTGGCGGCGGCGTGTACTTCGACGGTTCGCTTTGGGAGGACATGTCGTATCAGTTCGTCCTAGGCGAAGGCGGAGCGTATGTCGAAATCATTATTGGCTCAGGCGAATGAAAACCACCCTCCTATCCCTCGCAAAAGTAGCCGCCATCGTCCTATGCGCCGACCTGTTCGTGTGGATGTTCGGCGTGGTGGTTAAGGGCTTGGCTGGGTAATCAATTTCAATAACGCCGGGATTCCAGCAGGGAGCTTGTATGCGAACCGAAACCTATCAGTTGTCAGGCGAAACCTATGACCAGTTTGTCACTCGCCAGCGGAGGCTTGGTAAAGCTGGCCTCAACACAAGCTATGCGCCATCCACTACCGATGACGGAAGTAGCCTGCTGAATACGATCATCGCTGCCGAAATCATCGGATCGGCGTTCGACACATCAGCCAGTTTCGATAGCTCGTCGTCTTGCGACGCATCATCGTCCAGTGACTTCAGCGGAGGTGGCGGCGATTTTGGCGGCGGCGGATCGTCCGGCGACTTCTGAAACACACGCGAACTGCAGCGCACCTCCTCGTGTATCCGGGCCACGAACTGCAGCACCGGAGCAGCGGCACTCTCTGCGGAATGGATTCCAAGAGTGCACCCCGCATTGGAGTAACCGATGACGCTGAACTATTTCGATTGGTTTCAACGCATCGTAGAAAGTTTGTGTAGTGACTGCATCCGGCATGAGGCACCAACCACGCATTGCGGAGTGATGCAGTACGACGAACAAGCGGGCGGTCGGCCCGCACAAACGGACTACGGTTAACGATGCGCGGCACGGTCAGGTTGGTGATCGGGTCGCGCTAAACAAAACGGCACGCCGCTTGGCCTGAACAGGCGGCACACCAAAGCAGCTAGTCGGCGGGCAGGCCGATCCGTAGAGACGAAAAGCTGGCTGCTTTTGTGTTCGTGGGAATGCGCAGGCTGATGCGCGCTTACGCGGGTGGTCTATGACGCGTTAACGACCTGAGCCGGAATTTCAGCACCGGCCCCACGAACAACCTATTAACCCCAAGCGAGCCGGCGCTTTATCCGGCAAGGACACGATATGAGCAACATCGCACGAGTTGAGCAGAAGCAGGAATTGGCGGCAGCCACCGAGAACACGGCAATGGTGTCGATGTTCGAGCGCATGGCGTCTGATCCGAACGTGGACGTGGACAAGCTGGAACGCCTTATGCAGATGCGCGAGCGGGCGGTAGAGCGCCAAGCAAAGGCCGATTTTGATGCTGCGATGGCTGACATGCAGCCCGAGCTTCCGACCATCGGCGAGCGCGGCAACGCAGCGGGGCGCTACACCTATGCGCTATGGGAGGACATCAACGCGGCGATCAAGCCGGTGCTGATGCGGCATGGTTTCGCTCTGACCTTTCGAACCGATTTTACGGGCGGAATCAGCATCACGGGCGTGTTGTCGCACCGCGCTGGACACCGCGAGGAAACGAGCATCACGCTTCCCGCTGATCCATCCGGCAACAAGAACGCCGTCCAGGCTGTCGCCTCAAGCGTCAGCTACGGTAAGCGGTACACGGCTGGCGCACTGCTGAACCTCACCAGTCACGGTGAGGACGATGACGCCTATCGCGCAGCCGTCGAGACGGTTAGTGACGCTCAGGAAATCCAGATCAACGACATGCTGGAAGCGACCGGCAGCGATAAGGCCAAGTTTCTGAAGTGGCTTAAGGTCGAGAAGGTCAGCGATATTCCAGCAAAGTCGTTCGATTCGGTCATGACAACGCTCAAGGCTAAGGAGCGCGCCAAGTGATCGACGCGCCGGAAATATTCGACTGCGAACAGGGCACGGCGGAATGGTTCGCCGCGCGTCTCGGCATCCCGACCGCCTCCAACTTCTCCGCCGTGCTGGCGAAGGGCGAAGGCAAGACGCGCCGCGCCTATCTGCTGAAGCTGGCCGGTGAGGCGATCACTGGCGAGTGCGCCGAGAGCTTCGGCAACGTGCATACCGAGCGCGGGCATGCGATGGAGCCGGATGCTCGCAACCTGTACGCCTTCGCGCATGACGTTGAGCCGCAGCTTGTCGGCTTCATGCGGCGCGGTCGCGCCGGGGCGAGTCCTGACAGCCTCGTGGGCGATAACGGACTGCTGGAAATCAAGACCAAGCTCCCGCATCTGCAGCTCGACGTTCTGGACCGGGGAAAGCTGCCGAGCGAACACGTCGCCCAGGTGCAAGGGCAGCTCTGGATATCGGGCCGCGACTGGTGCGATTTCGTTTCGTACTGGCCCCTCCTCCCCTTGTTCTGCGTGCGTGTCGAGCGTGACGAGAAGTACATCGAAGCCCTTTCCCAAGCTGTCGCTGATTTCGTCGGCGAGCTTGATACCTACATCGAACGTTTCGGAGTGAAAGCAGCATGAGTGATCTCAACACCTTCACCTGTACCGGGCGACTTGGCGCAGATGCCGAAACGAAATACACCGGAAGCGGCACGGCAATCTGGTCTGCGCGCATCGCTGTTGGATACGGCTTCGGCGACAACAAGGGCACGAACTGGATCACGGTCAAGATGTTCGGCAAGCGCGCCGAAGGTCTTGCGAAACTCGACCTGGCCAAGGGTGCGCAGATTGCCGTCAGCGGCGAGCTTCGTGTAATCGAGTACGACCGCAAGGATGGCACGAAGGGAACGTCTGTTGAGGTCAACGCGACGGATGTGCACCTGATCGGAAGCAAGCCGAACAGCGAAGGCCAGTCAGACCGCGCCAGGACGCAGCCGGCAGATCGTCCGGGACAGCCTGCGCATGCCGATGCGAGCAATGGCGATCCGTTCGGGGATGAAATTCCGTTCCAGCCTATCCCACTCCGCCAGCTCTGGTAATCGCAGCCTGACCACCACGAAGAGGATTGAGGGATGAGAGAGCAAACGGGAAACGAACGAACGCTTGTTGAGCAACTTGAGCGCATTCGCCTTGAACTTCTCGAATACATCCGCGCAGAGGAAGTGATGATCGCAGCCGGCATTGTGTCGAAAGACAAGGTTGAGAAGGCGCACGACATCGTGAGGAACCTCAAATGACCGCCCTTCGCGAACTGGCCGAGCGGCAGCTGGCCGTCCGCACTGACTACTCCGCCGACGAACTTCTTCAAATCCTCGACGCCGAGGGCGATGGCGGGGCGGTGGACGGATGGATTGAAGGCTATCCGAACCATGTATATGCGAGTGAGTGGTTTATCGCGGAGACGGTCTATAACGACCGCGTGGTTCTTCAGGCACTGTCTGAGGAAAACAGCTACGACTTTACGACCGCAGACCATACGTACATGAGGAAAGAAAACATCAAGCGCTGGATGCAGTTTCCTGATAGCGAATTCATACCGTCAACTCGCTCCCATCCGGTGCGATCTGTCGTGGTGAGTGATGACGAGAGGGATGCGGAGAGGTATCGGTGGCTGCGCGCAAATGCCATCGACCTGATCGAAGAGGACCGTGGAAACGGTTCGAGCTATCCATATGGCGATGACCTGGACGCCGCCATCGACGCCGCCATCAAGTCGCAAGGAGAATCCAATGTCTGAGTATTCGGTGGAACGGTTGCAAGCTATCGCGGATGAATGCGACTCACTGGATTTCAACTACAACCCGCAGGCGAGAGACGCGATCCGAGCCTACGCATCACTCCTTGAGCAGATCGAGCTGGCGCGGGAGGGTGGTTGGCAAGAGACGTTCATCGAACTGCTCGAAGACTATGCAGCAGCTCGCGCAGAAACCGCCATATGGAACATAACGCAGGCAGTGCAACCGGAGTGTGGCATCAGGATGCCTCGCCCACGACTCGCCAAGCTGATGGCTCACGTTGACCTACTCGCCGTCGCCCACCTGTTGCCGAGTGGCGAGCGCGAAGGGGTGGATGAGAGTGCAGTTCGAGAGGTGCTAGACCTCATGCAAAGCACCGCAGAAGAAAGCGTGTCTGCGTACTACGTGGCTGATCAAGATGACATTGAGCTATGGACCGGCAAGCTCGAAGTCGCCCTAGCTCAGCCAGCACAGGCGGCGCAGGTGGATGATGCGTGGCGCGACGCTGCAGCTGACATTCTCGGCAAGTCATCCAATATGTATCGGATGCTGTGTCAGCAAGCATCGGAATACGCACGCAAGACACCCACTGCCGAGCCAGTGGCGCAGGGTGAGGCGGTGAAGGTAGTTCTCGATGACGTGCCTACCGTTGGATGGATCGGCATATTGGTTCGGGATAGCGATGAGGAGGATTGCGACACCCGCTATTTCTACGGCCCGGAAATATCCGATTGGGATTTGCGATGCGAGAAGGGGTTCCATTGGGAGGTCAAGGCGCTGATCGGTCGCGACAAAGCAAAGACCGCTATTTCGGAGCATTTCATTGATGAATATGACGAAGCACGAGCGAGCGCTACATCAGCTGGTAATGGCCGCGATGTTCGCACTAGCGATGCTGCTGAAATAGCCGCCCAGCCCGCATCCCCGGAACAGCCTGCGTCAGAGAACTTTGACCGTGCGAGGGAAACTCCACGTCGTCAGCAAGCCGTTGAAATGCTGCTTGAGCTGGGATGGACGTACAACGTCGAGCGCGGATGGGAAGAGCCTGCGGGTCGGCAGGGGGAGGCGGTGGCGTGTCGCTATCGCTTCGGCGACGGCAACGGGGGATGGCTTGGCTGGCATTACACGGACTCGTCAACGAAAAAGACGATTCCCGGCGATGTCGTGCAGGTCGAACCACTCTACACCCACCCCGCAGCACCGGCCGGCATGCCTGTAGCGTGGCAACAGAAGCGGCGACCGGAGGATTATCCGGACGAGTGGCGAGAGTGCGGCAAGGAAACCTTCGATGTCATCAATCGAACGAAGGATTCGCCGTGGGTAGCGCGCGAGTTGTTTGAGTGCCCCGCCGCGCCCGTGGGCGTGCCGGATGGGATGCGTTGGGCTCAAGGCCTGATCGAGCAACTTCCGCCAACTCACGACGGGCGCAACTCGTGGCTGCTGAATCACGGCACCGGCGACGAGTCTGACTGGCTGCGCGCCGAGCACGCGCGTTACAACGAGGCATGTCGTAACTGGCGCCAGGGGCAACCAAGCCCGGAGCGTCGCCAATACGCCGCCCCGTCCGCGCCGCAGGTGGTGGAGTGATGGCGATGACGCTTGAGGAAGCCTTCGCGGCGATCAACCACGCAATCGAAGTGATCTGCGAATACAGCCCTACCGGCGTTCGCAGCGATGCAGCGGCGAAGCTGGCACAGGCCAAGGCGACGATCACGACCCACCTCACCCAGCCCGCGCAGGCGGTGGATGTTGGGGCGCTTCGGAATGTGGCTGCGGAGCTTAAAAGCATTCATCCCTTGGATGCTCAGTACGATTGGTGCCATGGCTTGTCCGGCGAGATAACCCGCGCCATCGCCGCCCCGCCCTCCAACTCACCCACCACTGGCGCAATTGGGGAGAATGGGAAGTGAAAAGAATCCGCGTAGATATCGAGACGCCAACAGGCGGCCCTTACGTCGAGTTTTTCGATGTCGATGACGATGCATCAGACGAAGATATTGCTGCAGAAGCTGCCGACGTATTCGGGAACTATTGCAACTACGGATGGAGCGAAGCTGATCCCGAGGACCCTGACGATGATTGCTAAACAGACAACCATGCCGTCACAAGTCGCTGAGGCATTGGCGCGTCTTGAGTGGCTTGCAATAAGCAAAAACACGCATGACGCCATCAACACCCTCCGCGCCGAACTCCACCGCCTGACCGAAATCGCCGATGGTGTCGAGCCACTGGTTATCGGGCTTGGGGAGGTGACGACGCAGTTGGAGAGGGCGAATGCGTTGCTGCGGGAGGCGCACCCCTTCGTTCCAGTTACCCATTCAAGCACTGGGCGCCCGCAGCTGCATTCTCGCATCCAATCCCACCTGCTAGGAGCCGGCGATGAAGCTTAAATGCGCAATGTCAGATGCAACGGGCAAATGGCTGCCGGCAGTGACGTGGGGCGAGAGTCTCGGAGGCGGGTTGAATCACGATGCGGCGGCGGCCCATGCGCTGATGCAGGCGATTGAGGAATGGCTTGGCGTATCGACAAACGACGAGTGCGCCGGGAACGTTGTCACATGGGTAAAGCTTCGCGCCGACGAAATCATGGCCGAATGGGGCTTCGATAGCGGGGAGGACCTGTAATGGACGATCTTCGCAATGATCTGGCGAAGGCACGCGATGCGTTGATGGAGTCGCTTGAAGGCCAATCTTGCTCATCTGGACAGGCCCAAGGTAAGTATCTGATGAACCGGCTTAAGCGTGCATTCATTGCCGGATGGCATGCCAAGGAATCGCCACCGCCAAGCACACCGGAGAAGGCAGAGTGAATACCCTCTACGGCTTCGACTTCGAACACCAGCGCGTTACCCGCCTGTGGTCGCACAAGGGCGCGTCCTGCTTGAGGGTTCTGAACATGGTCACAGGCCAATACGTAGACGTACAGACTTCAGCGGAAGGCCGCAAGAATTTCGTCAACGTCGGAGCGCTGGACAAGGATGCGCTGAAACGAGAATTGGAGCAGCCAGAGTGACTGCCTATCCCGAAGGCACAATCCGCATCGAGATTCGCGGCATCTACGATGGTTGGTCAGTCGCTAGGCTGCCGAGCGGCGATCTGGTCAACCGTTGGCCTGTCGATGACAGCAGGCATGCGCCGACGCAGCAGTGGATCGATGAGCAGGAGCGGCCAGAGTGAGCCAGAATCAAGCTGCCCTGGATGCGTCCCGAGATTCACTGCTGCGCCGTCGTGACGTAGAGAAACGCGTGGGCCTGGGTCGCTCCGCCATCTACGCGAGGATGGCTCGAGGATCATTCCCTAAGCCGGTGCACGACACCGAGACAGAAACCGTATGGTGGCTCGAGTCAGAGGTTGACACTTGGGTGCGGGAGCGCGTCGAAGCCAGTCGCAAGCAGGCTGCATGACATGGGTAGGATGGCGGGTTGGGATACTGTAGGCAAGAAAAAAGCCGCTATTTCAGCGGCTTAGCTCATAACTTGGCGGAGAGAGAGGCCGCTGCAGGTAGTCCTGAACGTTCCGCGATATTCCGCTAACCGCGCCACTGAGCCATTCTCGAATCCACACCATTCCACCGGATTCCGCTACGATCCACCCTCAAAGCATGGGTTGGAGCATGGGTTGGCCAGACCGATCAATCGACTGAGCGCACGGCAGGTTGCGACTGCACCGGAAGGTTACCACGCGGACGGCGGCGGGCTGTACCTGCAAGTAAGCTCGAGCGGCACGCGGTCGTGGGTGCTTCGTTACCAGTTGCGCGGCAGGCGGCGAGAGATGGGGATGGGTCCGGTCGCGCTGGTAAGCCTTCAGGAAGCGCGGCAGGCGGCGCTCAAGCACCGCAAGGACATACTGGCAGGGGGTGACCCGCTCGAGGCCCGCAGAGAGGCACAGTCGAGGCCCGGAGGCATAACCTGGGGCGAGTGCAAGGCCGCGTTCATTGCCGCCAACCGTGCGGGCTGGAAGAACGAGGCGCAGGCCGGACAGTGGGAGCAATCGCTCGAGTCTTACGGCCCGAAAGATGCGGCCCCTGTTGCCGGGATCGACACAGCGGCGGTCATGGATTGCCTACTGCCCATCTGGACGGACAAGACCGAGACGGCGACTCGAGTCCGTGGCCGAATTGAGCGGATCTTGGATTGGGCTCGAGTGTCGGGCTACCGGGAGGGAGAGAACCCTGCGCGCTGGCGCGGCCATCTGGATAAGCTCCTACCCAAGCCGTCCAAGGTGAAGAAGGTTCGCCACTATGCAGCCATGCCATACGTTGACGTGCCTGCCCATATGCGAGCGCTGGCCTTGCGTAAGGGCTTCTCTGCTCGAGCGCTGCGCTTCACAATCCTTACGGCAGCCCGTACCGAGGAAACCACGGGCGCGTCGTGGGCCGAGTTCGATCTGGCGGCAGGGCTATGGACAGTCCCGGCCTCGAGAATGAAAGCTGGCCGTGAGCATACGGTTCCGCTGGTTCCCGCCGCGCTCGAGCTGTTGCGTGATCTGCCTCGAGACAAGCCGCCCTTCGCCCTGTCCGAGAACGCCATGCTCTACATGGTGCAACGGCACATGAAGCTGCCGTTCACCGTCCACGGCTTCCGCTCGAGCTTCAGCGATTGGGCGCATGAGACAACCAGCTCCCCCGGCGAAGTGATCGAGATGGCCCTCGCCCACACGATTAAGAACAAGGCCGAAGCTGCATACCGTCGTGGCGCCCTGCTCGAGAAGCGCCGCCAGCTCATGCAGGCATGGGCCGATTACCTCGCCGCCTGAGACTCCCCCGCGATATCCTTTCCCCATGTCCGACGAACCACCCTGGCATGTCGTTTGGGAGGCGCGATTCTACGGCTGCGAGAATCGCTGGGGCGCTAGGCTGCCGTCACGCGGGAACGCCATGTTCGCCACGGTCGGACTGCACCTGGACGGCGTGCGATACACCTGCTGCCTGTCGCCGAAAGGCACAGAGGGGCCGCATACGTGGTTCTACGCGCACAGCCCTGAGAAGGCCCGGCGCATGATCGAGAAGTGGGCGCGGTATCACTGGGAGAGTGTGGAGGCTCCTAGACGGCACTGGGAAGGCCGGTCAGCGGTTCGCTAATTAGCGCTGTCATCGTCGGTACGTATAAGCGTGATACGGTGTTCGCAATGGAATAGGGGAACGCCATGTGGATCAGGCTTGGACGAGTCGTTGATGTCGTACTAGGAGTTTTGCTGGTTTCAATAGTTGTCGTGATTTTATTTTCGCTACTCCTCCTGCCGTACGCTGCATCGATGTGACGAGGCTTACACGACGACACCTGCAACAAGGTTGCCCGTCACGTCAGACGAGGTCATCGACGCGTTGGCGAAACTCGTACCGAAGTTGTTGCCTCTGACGAAACACTTTTGGCCGTATGAAATAGTGGCTATATCGCCAATGTTCCCAGTCGCGGTGAACTTTGTGAGGGTATTCGCCACCCCCGTGTTTCCGAAGCGATAGTCGTACTGACACGCGCCCGCCATGTTCCCCGTAACGGAAATGTACGAGCCGCCGAACACGTAGATGCCGATCTGATTCGATTGCGAAATTGTGTTGTTCGCGATGGTCATGTTCTGCGCGTATTCGGTGGCGATGCCGTGTGTCTGATTCGCGCCGTTGAATGCCAGCAAGTGATTGTTTGCGATGGTGACGTTCGAACACGCCTGACCAGTGGTGCCAATCAGCCATATCCCACGACTGTCAGTTGGGTTTACGGTGCCAATAGCCGTGATAGTGTTGTCGCAAATATATATGTCGTTGTTCAGTCGTCCAGTGGGGTTCTGAAGGAAGATAACCGCACAGGCCATCGTGTCGAACTTGCAATGGGTGACTTTCACGTCGGACCACGTAAGACCCTTGACGGCGCTACTCCAAACGCCTTTGAAGTAACATTTATCGACGACGATGCTGTTGTGGTTGATCGACGTTGTGGCAGTGTGCGTGCCCACTCCACTCCCCACGTTGGAAAACGTGCAGTGGAGGACACGAATGGTCTGGCAAATGGTGTTGTCGTAAGGACCGAACCACGGAAAGCCGGCTGAGTCGATCATCGAATCGATCTGGATCGCCTCATTGTTGCCTGCATATGTCGTGACGTTGCCGCCTGAGAAATAACCGTTTTCAACTGTTGCGTTGTAGCAGCCGTTAAGCTCGATGTGATGCCAGTTGTTGATGTTGTTGATCGTCACGTCGCGAATAGTGACATTCGTGCAATGGCCAAACGCAAGCACCGTGCAGTCACCGGTGCCGGTTGTGGAATCCCACGTGCCGCCAAGCATAGTGATGTTTGAGCTGGCGTTATAGCCGCCCGTGACGCCGTCTGCTTTGTTGCGGAGTAGATTATTTGCTGTTCCGCTGCGATTGAAGGTGCAGCCGTGGGCGTTGATCTTTGTGTTTGACGATACTGCCAACGCCGAACCAAGGAGATACGTTCCGGGCCTTATCGTCAGCGACCTTCCCGCCGCCGCATCCAAAGCTTTTTGCAATGCTGCGGATGCATCCGTGGCGCCAGTACGATCAGGGGCGAACCATGCGGAGTTAACTTCATCTTCGAATACGTCGCTCAGCGTGCGTTGCACGGCACCGGTAAAGCTGGCCTTGTAACGGATGAGCGAAGCGCCGATATCCGTCGCTAGAGAGTCAAGGAAACTCTTGACTGTGCCTGCAAGGTAGCCAATCAATGATGCGCCGCCACCAGCATCCGTGCTGGCGAGGTCGGACATATCCGCACCCGCTGATATGTTGTCCCGCGTCCAAATGGTTGATCCCAGCGAATCCTTCAGGACATAGCGATATTGCGCCGCCTACAGATATAAAATGGCCTCGCCACGCGCGTCTAGCACGATAGGGTTAGTATTGGCTACCGTCCCTGCCTTGTCGGTATAGGTGGCAAGCGGAGTCGTTGTTCCGGTGGCGTAGGTGTAGAGGCTATAGCCCGCCGCAGGGATGCCCGCATTGGTGAAGAACTGCTGTTTTGCTGACGGAGAGAGCGAAGCCATGAATTACCCCAAGAAGGTCAGGATGTTGTTTGCGATGCTGGCTGGCATGGCTTTGGCTGCACCAGCCTACGCCGCAAGCGCTTTTTGGACCGGACAGCAGGAACAGGTGCAGACGGTTACCGGAAAGTTTGTCTGGCGGTGTCAGTACAACTACAACGGGCAGATGATTTATCGGCTGTTTGAGACTTCGTGCCCGTCAAGCATCGAGATTGAGTGAACTAACTATGCCGAAATGGTCTTGGCCTTTTGTGTTTATTGCCGCCTTTTGGCTTGGCTTGTGGCTGCTAAAGGTCGTCGCCTCGACTGGCTCGCAAATGATCGGTAAAATCCTGCTTCCGCTAGAAATTCGAGTCCTATCGTGGCTTCAGGACCGAGCCACGTCTAGGACGCTAGGCATTGACATTGACGTTATCCGGTTCCGCCGCAAGGTGGATTTCCCGCTTAACGACCGGACTAAATGACGCTCTGAGCTGTTGGATCGGCTGACAACTGAAGCAGGCGGGCTATCTGGCTCTTTGGCACCTTCCCTAGCAGTTGCTCCACGAGCGCCGGGTTTTGCATCAGTTTCTGGATGCTTCGCGCCGTCTTGATACTTCCAAGACCACCCATGATGGCAGTTGGCAGGCCGACGACAGAACCCGCCAACAGACCGGCCCCAAGCTTCCCGCTTGTCTTGATGCCATCGAATATCTGATTCCGAACGGCAGTGCCCGAGTCCTTAGCCTCGCCCATGAACTGCTTGCCGATGTTGGCAAGGTCGCCAAGGTCTCCACGGCGACCATACGCCATCGCCGATTTCCCGGCCTTATTGGCTGCGACACGACCAAGCAGACCTTGCGGGCTTACATTGCCTTGTACGCTATCTTTTGCGACTAGCGGCTCAATGGTTTTCAGGTTGGCATATTGCTGGTTCGCCGCCCTCATCTGAGCCGCGTCATCCGGCCCGGCTGAGTCGTTGAACGCCTGCCGAAGAACGCCACGAAGTTGTTTGGCATAATTACCCTTCTCGCCGCCATTGGCGGAAATCTGGCCCAATTGCGAGTCAAGCGACTTGAAAGCCAGCCCCGGCAGGATTCCATTGGGCGCCTGCTCCTTAAGTCGCTCAAGGGCGCTATTGACTGCCTTGACTGAGTCATCATTACCATACTGCTTGGCGTTCTATAGAACATCGTCAAGCTTCTGCTATACCTATGGTGTGACCTTCGTTTGCACGCGCTGAGCAAGGTCGTCGTAAGACTGCCCGATACGCTGTTTGGCCCGCTCCATCACGTCCGACGTTAGCTTGGTGGAGTCCTCGCCAATGGTCTTGGATACAGCCCGATTGAAGGCCTGCCGCTGCTGATCCTGGAACGCGCCCGACCCACTAAACGGCACTTGCGAGGACACTGAATCGATGTGCTTCCCAATCTATGACGGTGACACTTGCGACGCTTTAAGCGGGATGCCGTTGTCCATGGCGATTTGAGCCAGCCGAGAGGTTTCCTAGCTCGGCTTAGCCATGAGCCTAGAGGCGCCATTCAAGACAGCCTCACGGCTTGCCCCTGCAATCGCTGGCGACATGCCGCCAGCAAGACCCAAGCCAATCTATGCGGCAGGCCCATAACCGGCCTCTCGCGCCACCTCGGATGCACCTACGCCGCCCACCGTTGCCGCCGCTTGCTGTCCAAGGTTGCTCGTTAGTGCCGTTCCAACGCCGCGCGCTGCGGCGTTCGTAGAGTTGGCTGCAGCCGATCCGATGCCGGCACCCGTAAGCAGACCGCCAATTCCGCGATCAATCCCGCTTACAACGCGCTCGGTGGCGTTCTCTGGCTGCGGATTAGGGATGCCGATGGAGTTCAAATTGGCGTCGATCTGCTGCTCACCGGGATTGATGCGCGAGTCCGATCCGACCGCCTTCGCAATGGCGTTGTAGGCGGGCATGACCGTGGCGTCATGGATTGCGGCGGGGATGCCTGCCGCGCCTTGAAGAACATTGCGGCCAGTCATAATCGCCGCTCGCGCCAAGTCCTCCCCACCGCTCCTTTCTGGCGCCTGCTCAGGCTTCTCGCTCAACCCGACAAGGCGCGTCAGCCCCGCCTTGCGGTAGAAGTCCTGCGGCGGCATGTTGGCGTAATACTTCTTCCGAATCGCAGCCGCAAGTTTCCCGTCAGGCACATCCTGGTACTGCGGATATTTCTGGCGGAAGTCGTCAAGTACCGTCATTTTTTCACCTTGCTTGGCTTCTGGCTTGACATATTCCTGCGCCTGCTGTTCGTGAAGCGACTAGGCGTAGGCGTCCGCGCTGTCCGTGTTGTCGAATGTGCCTAGGTTTTCGCCGGTCTGCTGGTAGTGCTTGATCGCCTCATCGTTCGATACAACGCGATTTCCGATGACTGTCGGAATCAGCACCTCACCGCCGTCCGTGCCGATGGATATAGAGCGAACAGTGCTTATCGACCCATCCGCGTTATGCACGACAGGGCGACGGCTCAGGTCGAGGTTCCCCGCCGCTCGCATTCCTCTCGGATTGACCTGCGCGAGATAGACGGGTCCCTTCACTTCAGAAGCCCGAGTGGGTCGGAATCATCGGATGGTGCTGCTTGCGATGCTCCACCCATAGCGCCCGTCGCCTCGTCGTGCATCTGCTGCATGGCGCTGAGAATCTTCCCGCGTTGCGCGTGTACGGCCTGCTGCTGGCCGGCAATATCCTGATTTAGCACATCGGCGACGGCGCTGAACTGCTTATCCGACAGTTCGCGGCGGATCAGCTTGCGAGCCTCTTCGGCGGTGCTGATCGGTGTACCGCCTGCGCCGGTCTGCCCGGACATGATGCGGGCATAGTCCACCGACGCCGTGGTGATTGCTGCATCGAAAGCGGCAACGTCAGGATCACCCAGCGCAGCCTTTCCGCCAAGCAGCCACTTGTTGACGACAGGCGAGCCGGAGCGGTCCAGCTTCTTCGACAAGTTCAGCGCCACGCCCAGGTTGTTCTTGAACGCCTGCTCCGACTTTTCCATCATGTCGGACTGCTTCTGAAGGTTCGTCAGTGAGCCTTGGAGCGCCTTGTTACGGCCCGGCACGGTCTGCAGTTCAGCCGGCGACATGCCGGCCTGCTTCGCGATAGCGGCGGATCGGTTCATGACCGCCGTGCGCTGCGCTACGCCTTCCTTGCCACGTCCGACTGCTGGAAGCTTGCCCGTTCCAACGTAGGCCCACGCGGCGTTGTCGATGGCATCCGTGCTAAGCCCCTGCCCTGAGCCGGCAGCATCAGCCGGGCCTCCTGGAATGGGCTCCAAAGCGGATCGGTCAGTGTTCCACCGGTAGCCGCTCGGCGCCTTGCCAAGTCCACCGTTTGCACCGCTACCGGTCACGACGGCGCGCGGGTGCATTTTCTGCCACGTCGCCATAAGCGCCGGATCGCTCTGCACGGCCTTGAGCGTTGCGATGGCTTCGGGTTCCTTGGGCTCGGCTGCAGGCGCAGTGTAAACCGGCTTCATGGTCTGCGGATCGAGGTAGCTATGTCCCGGCGCAGCGTCGATCAGGTCTTTCCTATCACGCGGGTCAAGCGAGTCCGCAATCTGCTTCATGTGCGGAAGCATCGACGGATCAAGGTCAGGCGGCAGGTTCGGCCCGAGGACCTTGGCGGCTTCCGGATAGATCGTCTTGTACAGTCCTGCCGCGCCCTACATATCGCCAGACTCGGCTAGGGCGGACACCATATGGGCGTACTTGCCGATGCGGGCCATGCCCTCGTCTTTCGCTGTCATGGCGTCTTGCTGTTGCTGCTGTCCGAGTTTCTGCACCTGCATGCCAGCATTCGGATCTACACCGTAAATCTTGGATAGCGCCGCCTGGTCCCCCCCTAGGGCTGGCTGCGCATACTGCGCCAGGGTTTTCCGGCGAGTGTTGTCACGCCCGTCCTTCGCTCCCTACTGGAACGCCTCATACATATCAGGCATCAACAGTTGTCCGATCTGGCCCATCAGTAGCCACTCCCGCCATACATGTTGCCGGCAGCTTTAGTCATGCTATTGGCGTAGTTCGACCATGCGTTAGCCGAGCCGTAGATGCCTTGTGCCCTTGCGTCACCGGCCGCCATCGTGTTTTGTCCGATTTGGTTAGCGACGTTCGCGCCAAGTTGCCCCGTGGTATTGGTCGAGGTCTGCGCCATGCCACTGAGAGACGCAAGGCGGTTCATGTAAGGCGTATAGCCCTGCTGGTCTGCATAGTCGTTGCCGAACTTGGTCAGCGCCTTGAGCGTGGCACCAGAGTTAAGACCGCCACGAGCCGCCGCGCTGGCCTGCACCGTCTTGGCGCCCTCATCCAAGCCGAACTGATAACCCGGCGTGTTGCGGAACATGGAAAACGCGTCCTGCTACGCCTACGCGGGCGTCTGCGCACTAACAGCTGCGGGCTTGGCGGTTTCATAGCCAACCGATCCAGTAGACGCAGGCCTGTAGATGGCGGATATGGCGGACTGAATCGCTGCTGGATTCGAGGTAGTGCCGTATCCCTGGTGATACCTGTCCATCTGATTTCCCAATACCTGATTCCATGCCGCCGCATAGGCAGGATCAGAGCTATACAGGTCGGCATTAGGGGCCGGGATGCCACCAGACATGTCCACCAAGTTCTGGCTTGTCGATTGCCCGTTATAAGTTCCTGGCGCCGTCTAACCGTACTGCGGCTGACTTCCGCCGATACCAAGCATGTCCATGTATTGGTTCAGGCCGACTAGCCCTGCTTGGCGGAATGGCGCCTGATCCTAGCGCGACTGGTTGAACATGGAGAGCTGCGTAGCGTTTGCGTCACCCGCTGCGCCAGCCTGCGTTTTTGCGGCGTCTTTGGCGGCTTTTGACTACTGACTTGCCGAGTAGGCGCCCACTACGGCTGCTGCTGCGATTCCCCAAGGCATTATCGGTTGTCCTGTTTCGAAAAGACGTGTTGACGGATAGCCATCATTTGCAGCGCCATATCGCTGCACTCTTCCAAGGTCATCTTGCGATGCTCTTTCGTTCCGGCGCCGGGGTGAACCTGCATCGAGCAGATCGACGCGAAGTACATGTCAAAGGCAATGTGTTCGTCAGCGGGTAGCATCAGGCACTTCTCCGAATGCATATAATCAAGGTGATTCGATCTTCGTCGGAGTCATTCCGAACCCAATGCAGGCGGCTATTGTCGAACGTGTAAAGGTCGCCGGGCTCGGGGCTGATATGCGCATCTTCAAAACAGAACGCTTGATCCTTGTTGCCCTTGATCTGCACGGCGAATTTCTCGTAATAGCCAGCATGCCAGCCGGTGTCTATGTGCGGCTTCACCTCACCACCGGGAGGGATGCGGGTAATCAGCACGCCACCAAGTTGCCTACCGCCAACCATACGCATTACGCGCCGGGCGAGTGACCATGCGCGCGGAATCTTGCCGACTACCGGATACCAGACGGATGTATGCGCATCATTGAACGCAACGCGGTCACCCTTGAAATTTGCCCAATCGTTGTAGCGCACCCAAATGTCATCGACAGCCTTGTGCGGCGTTTCATAGGCCGTAGTGCGCTGCGTGTGCGTGTTCCATACCTCGGGATGGTCATCCAGTTGCCGGACGAGTCCGCTAACGCCCAGTCCTGATGCTATTAACCGGATGGACTCGTTATGCGTCAGTGGCTCACAAGTTGGGATTGTCATTCAACTGTTTCTGCTTGTAGCTGGGCAAGTCAGTTAGCTGGCTAGACCCTGCGAGGTTGTTCGTCTTAGCCACTTCCGTTTGCGTATTCACTACGCCGGTAATGGCGGATACCTGCACGCCCATATCGGTCACGCCGGACTGCACATCCACGAGGTAGGCGTTCACCTGGTCCTGCTTGACGGATACTTCCGGCAATGACTGGGCGCTGATGCCGCCCAGCCTGCGCGTGATTTCCTACAGGAACAGATACCACGGGCGAGCCATCGTGCCGTTATCGTTCAACACCTTGACGTTGGCCGCTGGAATCCAGTTAACGTCCTTTGGCTTGGCAGTAGACCCAATCCACGGCACGCGACCGGCAACGGAAATGACTCCGATTACCGTGATGCAGGTGGACGAGCGAAGCTTGAACGGCTCGGAGACTGAAAGAAGCCCAACGACCGTTTTACAGGTTGCCGTTGCCATTAGTTCGGAAGGCCGAGCGTCCAGCTTGAAATTGTATGCGTGCCACCGCCCGCGTAAACCTCTTCGGTGATGGTCGATACCACGCAGCCTGATCCGCCAGCGGTCGTGAAGTTGATGGCCGATCCGCCCGAGGTAGCCGCCACCTGGAATGTATTCGCCGTGGCGCTCACCACGTAATACACCGTTCCCTCAGTAAGGCCGGCCGGGACCGTATCGCCATAGATGACGACCTTGTTCGTGTTGACGTAGCCATGACCCGGGCAGGTGAATGTGTACGTTGTGGCGTCGGCTATGTATTCCTTTGGGCTTCCCGCGTTCGGCGAGTAGCCAAGGTAGGTTGCGCCGTTCCACAGTCCAAGCCAGCGCACTGTTGCGCCCGTGGGAATGTTGAAGCTAGTGGCGGACGACAGGGCGCGCTAGGCGCCTGACGAAGCAGCGAAGGTCACGGCCACCTTGGCATATGTGCCGCCCGTGATTTCATTTGCGCCCGTGCCGCCCGGGAAGCCCGTGTGCGCACTGATCTATGTGATCGTCAGCGCATTGAGCATGCTGTCTTTAGCGGTCGTGGTAAGGCTCATTTGCTGCTCGCTGTAGCGTCAAGATTGGCACCGTACACGGCGATCTTTACGGGTTCGGTTGTGCGGATGCGGTAGACGCGTCGGCGGGACAGGCCGAGCCTGCGCGCTACGCCACGGTTGCGGTACTGCCCGATCTGACCTATCCGAACCTCGCGGCTATTGCTGAAGTTGCGGCAGCCATCATCTGACCAGTCCAGCAGCCACAACGGATCGGCGCCGGGAGTGGGCGGCGTGATGCCATCCAGACCCACGCCCATCTCGGCCATGATTTCCAGCCTATTGTGCCTGAGCCATTTGTTTTCGTTCTCGATAACAGCCCATGCACGCTCGCGACTTATGATCGCGCCGTTGTCGGTGTAGACATCCAAATCCAGTGCATACAGATTGCCGTTAGCGTAATCGCCAAGCATGTGGGACGAGTCCAGGAACATATAGGCATTCCCTCGGTGCTGTTCCTGCGCACCCGTGGCCGGGTTGCGGTACGTCAGCTATGTCCATCGCTTGGCGGAGGCGTCGAACGCCCATGTTGCATAGCCAGGAAACGTCAACACGTAGAACGTATGCCCGTTCTGCTGGTAGCAGTAGCCCCATGCCGTGGAAATGTCGCCATAGCCCGCAATGGCGTTCTCAAGTGCATGTGTAGAGATGCGGGACGGACTGTAACCCTCGGCCATGTAGACCATGCCCACGCCGCTATCGTTCTGACTCAGCCAGAACACCGTGGAATCGGACTTGGCGGGCGAGTATTTCGCCGCGCAGCCGTATTCCATGATCGCGGTACGCACGAACACTAGATCGGCATCACCCGATGTCTGTGCAATCTCGGTGGTCTGCGTGTTGAACAGCCACAGTTCGCGATGGTCGGACAGCGTGGCAACAATCGGGTCGGGATTGGCTTCGGAACTGGCGAAGTTCAGTGCGTCCAGGCTCTGCGCGTCGCCGATGTTTGTCCAGCCGTAAGTCCCATCCGTGTTGGGGAAGATGATGTAGCTGTCTTGATACGTTCCCTGCGCCGTTGTAGGAGCGCCCGACACGGCGCCATAGCCAAGCGTTGAGAACGTCAGCACATGCCAGCCTTGCGAATGCATGACGGCAAGCTGCGTATCGTTGTGGACGAGGCAGACGCGCCCCGCTCCCGGAACCGTACCTATAAGAGTAGCCATGCCCGCAGGGTTGACCTGATACAGCGAATTACCGGATACCACCCAGCCGGAGCCGTTGGCCGTATGCGCCGCCCTGATCGGTCCTGTGCCGATGGTGGACAGCAGGCGAAGGCCCGGGGAGCCGTAGAACATGCCCTCTTCCGCCGAACCGGGAGGGGCGCCCTCGAAGTACAGGTTGACCAGTGTCTAGCCGGCCAGCGGGAGTGAGCGTGACTGGTAAGCGGCGCCGAGAAACTCCGTCTGCATTATCGCGCCCGTGCCGTCATGCGTGAGCCACTGTGCGCGCGGTTACGCTCGATAGCCATCGCGGCGCCAAGACGGCCCTTGTACTGCGCTTTCCACAGCGGCAGACGTCCATCCTCGCCAATGAATGGCGCGGACTCGGCAAGGGCGGCATACAGCCACAGGTCCGGGTAACGGTTGAACGCAGCGTTCAACGTGCCCAGCGATACATCGGCGAACTGCTTGTAATAGCGCCCAGCCACCACGGCGCCATCGGTCAGCGACGGAAAGAACGTCAGGCTCCGTCCCTGTTGCGAGTATTGGCGAGCCGAACCGCTGCCGCCGATCTTCTGAAGGCGCAACAGCCCTTCCTCGGCAACATAATCCATCGGGTATTCACCCGCGATCTGCACGCGTTTCAGCTCAAGGCAGTCAGCCGGAAGCGGGGAGGCATTGCTCGCCACGGTCAGCGCAAGGGCCGTTTCCATGTCGCCGCAGCGTAGCCCAGGGAGAAGCTCGCCAGTTGGCCCCATCATGCCGTTATAGACCGCCTGATCGCCCAGCGAGATAAGCAGATTCAACGTGGACTGGCTCAGCGCGCCGCTGTTCGTATCGTCGCCATCGATCATCTTCAGTACGGCGGTGCGGAAATCGGTATAGGTCGAGAACTGCATTAGACGCGGCCCCGGTGAATGCGGAAGGCAGATAGGGCTGGGTCGTTCATCATGCGGCGGGCATGCTCAGGGTTGCGCATAAACTCCGGATACGACACGCCGTTTTCGTTCATGTACTGCTGCACGATGATGGCCGGGACCGTCATCAGCGCCCGCATTTCGCTGTCTCCGGTATCGCCAGCGCTCTAACGCGCCTTGCAATGTTCGGCGACGGCGCGGAGGTCGTCCATGCTGGCTTCGTAGATATGCGCCTCGTGCAAGGCGTCTATCTGTTCAATCCGTGCGCGCATGTCGTCCTCCGAAAGAAAGAGGGGCCGCTATACCAGCCGGCCCCAAGGTTCATCAGCTCAGGTCAAGGATCGACGCGAGCGGCTTTTCATCACGCACCACCAGAGTCACTTCGGTGCGAATCTGCCACTGCTTGGCGTCGCCCGTGGTCGCCAACTGCTCCGACTCGAACGGACGCAGCTGACCAAGGGCAAGCTTATCGGCGTCGATCAGATAGGCCGATGCCGTCAGGCCCACGCCACCAGCCGCCATCACGCGGTCAGGCACCACCTTCGTATTGCCGAAGTCATGGCCGTAGAAGGTGAAGGCCGTATTCAGTACCAGATTCCCATCCTTGTCAGACGGAACCTGCTGCTGGCGCGTGACGTTGCCGGTCAGCGCCGAGACCTTCTGCTTCTGCGCGGGCGAGACCAGCAAGACGCTACCGCTGCCGCCGTTGGTATACGCCGCCAGCACCGCCGCCTTGACCAACACGTCAGAGATAGCGCGAGCCGTACCAACCACGGGGGCGGTATTGGTCACTGGGTTCGGGGCAACGCCAGCGCCCGCGCCAACCGATGCGTTCGTGGCGATGAAGCCGTACAGGCCACGCATCTGTCCGGCCACGCTGCCGGTGCCCGTGACAGATGCGCCGTTGCCGATGGCAGCCGCTTCGATATCGCGGCGAAGTTCCACCATCTTCTTCGCTTTCAGGCGGTTGATTTCGGATGAACGTCCATACTTCTTCACCGTCTCGGCGGTGTTGGACACGCTCAGGGTGTCCTGGAAAATCTGCGTGCGGTTGTTCAGCGGGCCGGGCTGGGTCTGCGCGGCGTAGGCAGCATCGGCGCCTTCAATCGCCGCATTCGACGCGCTCGGCGCGCGGTAGCTATCGCGGGTCCACTCGTGGAACACGTTCGACACCTTGATACGGTCGATCATGCTGACAAGCGGGGTGTCCTACGGGTTGAAGTTGTAGATGCGGTCCTCGACATCCTCCGCAACGCGGACGACAGCGGGAGTGATCAGGGTGTTTGCGGTCATGGTTGTTCCTTAAAGCAAGTTACCAAGGGATTGAAGCGACTGCTTGGCATCGAAGCGCTTAATCGCCTCCTGCTTGTTCACAGCCGCCCTGTTGGGCTGGTTTGCCGCCGATGGCTTAGCCACCTTGGGCAGTTGTGCAACGGGCTTGAGCGTGGCCGTTTTGGCCTGCAACTCGTCGTAGGCTTTTGCCTTCGCGGCAATCTCCCACAAACCCTTCTGCACATAACCGATATCGGCGGTCTTGGGGCTGATGCCAGCCTTGCCAAGATACGCGGCCAATTCATCGATCGTCTTCTCACCAAAACCCGGCAGGGTGTCCTTCAGCGCCTTTTCGGTTGCATCGGCCTGTTCTTGAATCCACGCTTGGCGTTGCCGCTGCGCTTCCTGCTGAACATTCGCGATGGCCTCGTGCGCCCTCTGTAACTGGCCCTTGCGTGTTTCGTACTGCTCCTTCTGTGCGATGTACAGCCCCACGTCCTGTGAGGCCAGTTCGACAGGCGGCGGGGCGCCTATCTGTGACTCGGTGAACTGAGCGAAGGCGTTCAACCGGTCAAGGGTGGCGGTCAGCGCCTTTTCGTTGTGCTGGCGGTACTCGTCGGCCTGAGCCTGCAACGCCTCGACGTGCTTGCGTTCCTCCGCGACAGCCATCGTTTTCTGCGAGTAGTCGAATCCCTTCTAGGCAAGCTCGATCACCTCGGACTTCTTCAGCGGCACATCCTTGCCATCGTGTTTAAGCACAATGGTGGCATCGTCGCCTTCGTCGTCTTTGGCCTCGCCCTCGCCCTCTTCGCCCTCTTCCTATTCGACTTCCTCGCCTTCCGGCAATTCCTCCTCTTCCGATTCCTCGCCCTCGACTTCCTCAGACTTGTCAATAAATCCGCCAAGATCCGAGAGCGACGTTGCGCTATCGGCTGGCTGCATTGCTGCGTCACCTGCCATGTTGTGTGCCTCTGTGGTTGGACTTAACGCTGAAACACGCCCTTGAGCCGTTCAGCGCGGGATTGCTCGGCCTGTATGGCCTTCTGCTGCATCTTTCCGGTAATCATCGTCTGTTCCAGCACGTCACCTAGCCGCTTATGGCACTGGATCATGCGCCACAGGTGGTCACGCTTCGCCTCGTCGGCCTCGATCTGCCAGCGCGTCAGAATCTCATCGCGAATCTGCGCCATCGTCTCGACGTAGACTCGGTTCGACAACACGTCGGCGGCAAGTTGGCCGCGTTCCAATTCTTCTTGGGGGGTCATTCGCCGCCTTCCTGTTCACTGGCCTCGTTCTGGCCCATCGCAGCCTTCAGTTCATCCAACTGCTGCTGCAAGCTGGCAATCTGCTGGTTCTGCTGCGCGTCGATATCCTTGTGCGCCATGCTGTGCGCCGTCTCGACGCCGGCCATGTGCGTTTCGCGCTCCTTGCGGTCCTGGTCTTGCTGCTTGAGGCTGATATTCGCCACCGTTTCGGCGTGCTTGTCCTGCGCCTCTCGTGCCTTCTGCATCAATTCCATCTGCTTCAGCGACGCGTCCTGCTGCTGCTGGGCACTCTGTTGCTTGAGCTGGCCGTTCTCCTGACTCAATTGCTCAAGCTGTTGCTTGGCCTATTCCATCTGCTGCTGTTGCTGTTGCTGCATCTGCTGGAAGGCTTGCGGGTTAGGCGGCATGCCTGACGGCTCCGGGCTCACGAAGCGTTCCGGCTCCTTGAACTCCGCCGCCTGCACGTACAACTTGACCGTCTCGGCAATCTGCGCGGGCGTGATGACGCCAAACTGTGCAGCCTGCATCTGGACCTGCATCAAGCCCATGACGCGCGCTGCAAGCTGTTCCTTGCTGCCTGTCCCGAGTCCGACCTTGATCGTGGTGTTGAATTGGTCCTTCCACTCGGACGGATTCACGGCGACCCATGATCCGTTTACCTGCATCATCTCGGCCTTGTCCTGGAACTGGACAGCGAGTTTCAGCATCTTGCTAAACAACCCCTTCATGCCTACCGCGAACATGCGAGCCATCAGCTCCATGCGCATATCGGCCTTCTGCGTGATGATGCTGACGCCGGTCGCCGTCTTGTTCAGCGAGTCCGAATCCATGCCCTGCGAGTAGCGTGTGAAGCCGGTACGGTTCTCCTTCCAGCCTTCCAGCCATTCGTTGAACTCGTAGGCAGGCGCGCCGAGGGCGGGCTACACAATGGGCTGAATCGCGGTATTCGCCGGGCCGTGACCGCGCACCGCGCCACCAGGCCTATTCTCCAACCAGTCGTCCATGTTCACGCCAGCATCCAGATTGATGTATGTCCGCTGATTGACCGACAGCGTCATGTTGTCTTGGATGGAGCGAATTACGTTTGTGCGCAGCTTCTGCGGCTGTAACGCCATATCTGCGGGGCAGTCCCCGAAGAACGCATGCGGGCGCGGAATCGGGCATATCCACACGAACGGATGCCCGTCGCACTTCTCCCACTCAACAAGCTTCTGCTCGATCATGTGGCAGCACAGCCATTCGGCGATGCCGTCGCCGTCCGCATCGAGCTTGATGTAGACCTCGCTGCACTGGTACAGCTTGTGGCTTTCGTGCGGCTCTACAGCCGTGTAATCGGCATTCAGGCCAAGTTGGGCCAGTGTCTCGCTGTCGTACCGCGAATCGTTGCCAGACTAGCCTATGTCGGACAGGTCGTAGCCTTCTTCCTCAAGCTCAAACTTACGGCGCGGGTAGACGTGGGCAATCATCGCCGGCTCGTCGCCCCAGCGCGCATTAGCATCCACCCGGACTTCATGCGGCGCACAGGCGGCAACCTTCACCGCCATCCGCTTGTCTTCTTTCTTGAGCGTTAGCGTGAGGGTGTCTGGACCGTCCTGCTACGCCTCCCCGTCAGGCTCCCAGCCCTCCTGCTGCAGCATTGCCACCTGTTCCCGTGTGATGCCCTGGAACGTGGATTGAATATCTTCGAACTCTTCCTCCGCCCACACCTTGACGAAGCCAACCTTCTGAATCAGCGCGTCCTTGAACCAGTCGTACATGACGCCTACACCGTCGTTCTTGGTGTAGAACAGGTAATTCGCGTAGGCCGTGGCGAGCTATGCCACAGGCTCAGAGCCGGGGCGACGCGCCTGAAACTCCACCGCCTCATCGTCCGTCACAAACGGCTTCATGATCTGCGGAAGCATCGCCTCGACGGTATCGGCCACGTCCGTTGCAACGAAGTCGCTGCGGTCATCAATCTCAGGCGGCGCAAGCTCGCCCGTAGGCTCGGCGTTGTAATACTCCAAGTTACGCAGACGCAGCTAGGCAATCTCAGTGCCCGGACCACCCATGCTGTTGTCCAGCGCGTTGCGGCAGGCAAGCTCGATGACGTCATCCGTCATCTTCTCGTGCTTGATTGACGCCTTGTTGGACGTATATGCCATTAGCGGGTAAGCCTGTGATATTGGATCGGGCGCATATCTTCGTTAACCATTCTTGGCGCCACGCTGGCTAGATAGCGGTACATGTCGGCACCGTGGCTCCACTCGTCGTGGACCGGTGCGCCGGGTTCTCCGGTTGAAACGGGAACGCCGCGCTTGTAGCGCTTCAGGCATTGAATCAGGCGCTCACACTTGCCCTTATCGATGTAGAGCTGCCCGAACGCCATACGCGCTGCCTTGATGCCCGTCTCGACCGGCTGGATCGGCACAATGCCGACGGCCCAACCCAGTTCGCGCATGATCTGCTCGGCACTCTTGCCTGTCTTGTAATCGCCGTGTGCGCCGTCGTGAGGAAGCCAGAGACGGCCCCAGTTGAGATTCTTCTGTTTCAGCTCGGCGGAACACCAGTCGAGCGTCTTGTGGTCTACCTCGATGTATTCGATCAGGCGCAGCGATGAGATATGCCGCTGGGCAAGCCCGATCGCCATCTTGTCGTTCCAACCCAAGTCGAAGATGACATGCACCTTCAAGGCGGGGTCATACGGGAACAGGCCAATACGCCCCTCTTCCTGCGCCTTGGCTATCTCATCGGCGTAGATCGCGCCGGTTACGGCAGGCTTGCAGCGGCCCTCCCAGATGTTGCCGTAGTCCGCCGCGGGCATCGTCGCCTTGGCGTGCAACCGTTCCTGTTCCAGCACATCGGGGAACCATGGGTTGTCGCCGTAGTTGATCTGCACCACCACCGAATCAGGCGGCGGGTTCTCGATGAACCGGACATAGGTTTCGTCCGTGTCCAGCTCGGGGTTGAGCGTGATCGTGATGCGTGAGCCCGGCTTGCGGATCGTCGGTATCAGAATGTCCCATGAGCGCTTGCTTACCGCTTGGGCCTCTTCAACCCATACGTCATCGACACCCTCAAACGACTTAATCGACTCGGCGGTTTGGTCGCTCAGGCCCGAGAACAGGAACTCCGTACCGTTGGCGCCCTTGATGATGTTCTGCTGCACCTCGTAGAACGCGCCCAATCCCATCTTCTGAATCTAGTCGCTAAGCAGTTTGTGCACGGAATCGCGGATGGACTTCTGCACCTCGCGGGTGCACAGGAAGCGCCGCTTCGACTGCGCGCCACGGATTAGGTAGGACCGGGCCACACCCCATGACTTGGCCCCACCTCGGCCACCGTGCAGCACCGTATAGCGCTGATCGCCGAACAAGCATTGCAGCTTGGCGGGGAACTCGATGGCGTTAGTCTGACTTGACAAAGGTCACCGTCAGGCCGGTAAGCGTGCCGGAATGCTCCGTCTGCTGCTTGTCCGTGTAGTCGTCGCGGAATCGGCAGCTAACCTGCTTGGCCCACAACGAGGCGTTGAAGCCTGGAGTTGTCAGCCCGTCTTGGCCCTTATTCTCGAACCACGCTTGGGACAAGTCCCTTGCTCGCGTGATTGCGTGTAAAAACTCGGGATGCTCGTCCGCCCAGTTGTAGAGAGTCTTGCGGGCCACATCCAGCTCAGCGGCAATCTAGCAATGGCTCTTGCCCTGCCGGCCAAGCTCAATGACGGTTTCGCAGTATTCCTCCCGGTAGTCGGTTGGCCTTCCCATGTCTCGTTCCCCGGGCTGCTTACGCGTCACCCTTCAATTGATTCGCTTACTCGCCGGCTCATCCAGCGATTTAGCCGCAGCTCGGAGCAATGCGGCCATGAACGTCCTGTCACCGTTCGGGCAGATGATGCTTACCTCAGTCCCACGTGTCCTGACCACCATTGCCATGACGCCCTGCTTCACATAGCAGCGGATCAGATCAGCAGCCGCTTGATCGGTCAGTTCGTCGTCAGTCACTAGGGCCACCTCTGCCTGAGTCCGCGAAAGGTGGATTCAGTCATCGTGTTCGGTATTGGCTGGGGGCGTAGGACTCGAACCTACACAGGACGGGTTAGAGCCGTCTGCACTACCACTTGTGCTAGCCCCCGAAAAGATTGCATCCCAATGGCTGGCGAAGGTCTGCGCGTCCACGCTATAGGGGCGCGGGGCTGATCCCTTACCCATTCACTTCAGGACTACGGCAATGGCCCATTCGCTATCTTCCTCAAAGCCAAGCTTTCGCTGTGTCGCTTTGGCGTCCTCAAGGGAATACTCGTAATACGCCCGAGTGGCCGGCTCATGCGTGACGCTGAATACGATGTATGACAAGTCGCTCATTCGCTCATTCCTTCAATAGTCGGATTCGGCACAGTCACCCCAACCTTGGGCGCTGTCGTCTTGATCTTGTAAGCCAGCCAGCTATAGGCGCAGACGATGGCTAGGAGGGTCAGGAGGGCGATTACGATCATGGCTGCTTCCACCCGCATATCGTCTTGCCGGTTTCGTCGTGATCGAGGATCTGTTTGGCCGTGCCGTCCGTAAGCTGGTCATCTACGCTGGGATTGATAGGCTTGACCCACTCACAGCCGTTACTTGGCTTTGTCTCGTGTCCAGGCGCGCAACCTGCCAGCAGCGGAATCAGGATCAGCATCCCCAATACGCTGAATAGGCGCGTCAGGTAGCTTCTGTGTTTCCTGCTCAACATGGCTGCGAACCTCGGTGCGCTTGGTTACGGCCTTTTGATCCTTGGCGGCTTGCTTGGATTGCTTGACGGCTTGGCGCTGGACCTCGCCGTGGTGGCCTTGGTACATGCCGCCGAAGTAGAGGGTTGCTGCCAGCAGGATCACAGCCAGTGGCTTCCACCAACGCAGCAGGAAGGTCATCGCGTCACCTCTGCCCACTGCTCGGCACTGAACCTAAGCGGGAAGCTCCCGGCCATCGTCAGTTCGCCGCCTTCCTCGCGTAGCGTGTACAAGAAGCTCACCACCGCGATAACGTTGCCGTGGCTGTCGAAAATGGCGGAGCCGCTGTCACCGAACCAGATACGCATATCCCACATATCCACTAGCTGGCCGCGTATGTAGCCCATGCCTGCGTAGTGGCCGGATCGGAACATGTCCGTCAGGTCACCGGGATTGCCAAACATGAAAACGGGCTCAGCTAATCCCCATTGAGGCGCCACATGCGCCCAATGCTTGAACGTGCGGTCTACAACGATGATCGTGTGATCGTTCCCGTCGTCCAGTCGCCGCACTATCTGCACCGGCTGGCGCCATAGCGATAGCGTCTCGCCGAAGCCGAAACAGTGCGTCGCGCTCAACAGCGCATGCGGCCCAACTATCGTTCCGCTGCAACCCCCTTCCGATAGCTCAAGGCTTACCGTGTTCTCGTGTGCCCTATCTACGACACTCGCGCAGCTCGCCAGCCCTACACATAGCAGGGCGGCGAGGATGCGCATGGGATCAGAATCCGGTCTTGTCTTTCATGGCGTGGTGTCCAGTGGTTGTTCGTTCGTCATACCGGCCTTAGGCACAGTTCTCTTTCCCGCTGGCGGCGTATCACCAAGCCCTTGAGCTTCTGGCCTCCGGCGTAAACCCATTTCAGCAACTCATTGCAGGCGTCCGTCAGGTCGCCGCTATTGGCCTTGCGTTGCAGCGTCGAGCCGCAGACCACGCTTGGCCCGATGTTGTAGGCGGCATCCGCGAAGGCTGCCGTCTGGTTGTCGTTCAGCGGCACCACAATGCAGCGCCGGACGATCTGGACTGCCTTGGCAATCTCACCAGCTACCAGGGCCGAACACTCGGCGGGCGTCCGTACATCGCCCATCTGCACGCCAGCGGTTACGCCGGAGCAGATTGTTGGAATGCCTACAGGATCGCGGTAGGCGTGCGTCCTGAAGCCCTCAGAGGCGCTCACCAGCCCTAGGACGGCAGCGAGCAGGCCGGGGCCTACCGCTAGCCCTAGGCGCTTAGGCGCCGGCATCTTTCGGATAGTCCGCGTCGTGCCTGTGCCGCAACCAGCGAGCCAGACGGTAAACCTGCTGCGCGATCAGGCCTAACGTGTAGACCAGCGCGGCAAGCTGCACGATATCGGGCAGGGATACGCCAAAAACGGTCAAGGCAGCCGCCCCGATGGATGGCGAGGCTTTCGCTAGTTCTGTCTGCACGTCTTGCGGAATCTGCATTGGCGTTCCTGTAGATGGCCGCCAACGCGGGCCGGTGGATTATTTGATGGGCTTCACCGTACCGGTATTCATCGACTTGTCGATCTGCCGAAACGGCGCGCCCAATTCGTGCTGAACCGTGATAACGCCCGTGGTCTTGTCGATGTGCACCAGCTCAACGCCGTTCGTTTCAGCCCATGCCTCGACACCAGATGGGAAGATGTAGAGGCCACCCTTGCCGCTGGGCGAGTCCCATTCGTAGACTTCGGAACGCGAGTCGCCATTAACCACAAACTCGATTTCAGGCTTTGCGCTGTCCTCGGGTTCGTCGGTCATGGCTGCCTCGTTGAATAGGTTTGCGATGGCCGGTGGTGAGGTCCCGGCTTGTGGCTCAACGGGTTGGGTGACTGACAACCACTGCAGCCCGCCATCTGTCTCAGTAGGCGGCGAAGGCCCGCTTGTTAGCGCATCACCACTGCGCATTCATCGCAAATTGGCGGAAGGTTGAGGAGTCGAACCCCTGCGGTTTCCCGCACCACGGTTTTCAAGACCGCTCGCCAGCCAACCTAGCGGAACCTTCCAGATATGGCGGAAACTGTAGGGATCGAACCTACGCAGCCTTTCGGCTGTATGGCTTAGCAAGCCACTGCCTTACCGCTCGGCCAAGCTTCCAAATTCATGCCGGGATTACGCCCTCCGACTGGCGATGTTCGTCTCGCGACGATCCCGTCCCTAGTTCCGGCCTATAGGCTAACGACACCTTCAGGGGCATCACGGTTGGCTAGGATTTACCTGTTAATTGGGGATACGGACCGATCGTGCCCGCTATCCGCACCAGGGAACCGGCCTCGCTCAGGTAACCGGAGCATGTGAGGTCGCCACGGCAGCTAACCGTGTCCTGATGTGGCCCCAAAGGTGAATCGCCGCCCCGTTCGAGCTTGCCGGCCTTGCGAGGCTTCGGGAGATTTCGGTAGAGGCCGGGCGGCAAAGGTCAGGCTGCGTCGGAGTCTTTCGCTGGGGCTACGATGTAGCAGCCCGGACGCACAGGCTCAGAATTTGCGGCCTCTCTCACTCCTATCGTTACCGGAGAAATGCCGATTCCTACAGTTGGGCCAAAATAATTTACGCGGCTCTCATCGCGGCACACGCGGGAATACTGGTAATGCAGTTCGGAGCGGTACACCTCGAAGCCGTCCAGCATCAGCACTGCAATCTCACCGCGAAACTTCCGGTACTGCGAATCGTCCTTACCAAGGCGCTCGGCTGTTGCATAGGCGTTCTCGGTGTAGTGCCCCTGGATCACAAACTCCAATGCGTCTAGGCCCGCCTGCGCGATCCATGCTCCGCTTCGGCCCCTTGGGGCTACCACAGCATGCCCGTTGACCTTGCGCGCCCGTGAGTACAGCCGCGCGGCGCTTATGGCCCATGCCGCAAGCTTCCGATCAAACACCGCGTCTCCGCGAACGATCCGGCTATACAGCTCCCATCCGGGATAGGCGGAGTCAAACAACCGGGCCGCTCGATTGGCTGCGTCTACGCAGGTATCGGACAGTTCTACTCGCGCGAATCGCTGGTCGGTAGTGACAACCTTGACGGGCTGGTCGTCCTGAGGGATGGCTACGGCGTTCATGCTGCACCCCGGGCCAAGCTAAACCGCTGTTCGGCATTCTCGTAATGTTCGCGAAGGTATCGGGCGACGCTCATGCCCTCGTACTTGCGGCATAGGTAGTCGAGGGTTAGGGGCATCTCGCAGAATGTGCCGTCACGGACC